TTTACATTCTGGACATACTTTAAGTTCAGCTACTTCACCGAAGACTTCCTTTACTATGTCATCATCAGAGTTATTGCAAAATAAATCAAATGTTTCAAAGAATATACTCATCTGATTGTTATTCCATTCATTTACATCTGACGGAAATCCACTATCTACACAAGTGTTATAGGCAGCTTTCTTATATTCTTTTATTTTCTTATCTTCAAGCTGTGCATAACCACCACCAAATAATATCTCATTGATTTGGTCAGCTATGGATTTAGTATCTGATGTCATTTCTTTGACAACTTGTTCCATCTTATCTAAATCTTCTTTAGTTAATTTAGGTACATTTTTCTTTTCTACCTGTACTTTAGACATCTCTTCTCTGCTTGGTCTAGGTTTATTAGCACCTTGATACATCCAGTTACTTAAACTTCTGCCTAGCGAACTCGTTTCGCAGTTCTCCATCCAAGCATCAGCGTTAGCAAATCCACCTTGTCCTTTAGTTTCTTGTGCAATACCAGTTGCTACTGGATGAACATCATTGATGTCCTTATAGATAGCAGACTTAATTGTTACACAGGTTCCGTCATCAGTTATATGTACAACTTCTGTCTCAACTCTTCCATTTGGATAATCATTCCAAAACTTTTTAAGTCTTTCTTCTACTGTTTCATAGTTCTCTAAGTTGAACTTAGCCATTTACTACCTCTTTCTTATCTTCTGTGCATATGTAATGCACCATCTGTCTTGTAATACCACAGATTTCAGCAAGTCTTATCATACTTACTTTGTGTTCGTGATATAGTTTTTTAACTATTGTATTGCGTGTATCAATCCAAGTCTTTTCTAATGCTTTAATATTATTTAATTCACTAGATGCTTCGTGTAATGATTCCATTGCAACATCATACTCGTGTTTCATTTGAGTTGTAGTTATAGATTGTCTAGCTTGTACTAGCAATTCATCAACATCATTCATTGATGCTCCTTTCTTATTTAATTGTTGTTATAAAGTGTTATCTTCTCGCTGTGCGTTAATCAAGTAAACACTACCTTGTTTATCTTGACCAGTAATTCTAAGTCGCATTCTCATACAAAACTTTTCTGCTTGTCTTGTAGAGTTGAACATTAATACATTACCGTTTATGAGGATAGCTATTTGGCTACACTCTTTAGGCACATCAAGTATTGTTGTACTCATACTCATAGTATAGTTAACATATTTTACAATGTTAAATGATTTTATAAAATTTATTTTACATACTAAAAAGCCCACCGAAGTGGGCTGATTAGTTCGTACCATATTCAAGGGGTATATGTTACTCGTCTAAAACTCCTAACATTCTAGCTAATGCTAGTTCATCCTCTAGTTCTACTTGCTTGTTATGTTTTAATCTTCTAACTTCACCGGATATCCACCAAGCTACAGCTAATAAACAAGCTAGTCCAAATATAAATGTATTCATTCTTCTTCTTCCTCTAAATGTTCTAACCAATCGCTTGGTTGCATACTTAATACAAATTCTTCTGCATCTGCATCATCTTCAGCGTGAAAAGATACAAATACTGTATATACTTTATCCATTATTCTTCTTCCTCTCTAGTATCTTCGTGATGAAACAAAACTACTGTATAGTTTTCATCATCATATCTTTTTAATAATTTTGGATTTACAAACTCCCAATCTGTATGTCCAAACATTTGATTACAAGCGTAATCTAAATGTTCTGTTTCATTTTTTGGATTTAATAACATTACTTCCCTTTCTTATTATCTATTTGTTTATTACAAAATTCGCATAGGATTGCTGTCCAATTCATATGTCCTAACTCTAAACATTGATTACAATGTGGACACCATAATTTGTATACCATATCCCAATCATTATATAAAACTTGCATCATCCACCATCCTTATCAAACTCTACATAAATATCATTATCATCAAACCATTCGTAGAGAGTTTCCAAAAATGTACCCTCTAAATAATCATCTGATACAGATACTTTTTTCTTAGTTCCATTAATTATTATTACCATATATTCCCTTTCTTTATTGCTATATAGATAGCTTGTAACACACAGTTAGCGAACCAAACAGGAATTACATTGTTTATATGGTTGTTCTTACCTCTAGTTCTAAGCTAGAGTTTCCTACCTTATGCGTTCCTATGTGCTACAAGCTACCTACTTTCGCCAACTCTTAACGAGCCAACTTTTATAGATAGCTTGTAATACACAATTAACGGGGTCTGCAATTAGTTGTTTCGTGTCTAGGTGGTAATGAGCCACCAACCCTTATTATGTACTACAAGCTACCTACTTTCAGTTACTAATCAACAGGGCAATAGTCATTTAGCTCCTACTAATAGATAGCGTAAAGTTATCGTGTTGCGATAAGTGGTGCGTCAATCCTTTCTCTTATCACAACCCATAGATGAGATGACCACAGATGTTTTACCTAGACTTTGTCTTTTCGGCAAACTCGTAGCTTCACATTGACCAAATGTCCCTCACTAGCTCCTTATCGTAGTTTTTCCTGCTTGCGACAGCTACGCTTCCTCAGTTGGGTTGCAGTCCAACTATATTATTTCAGAGTATCTTGCCTAGTCTAGCTCTCATTTTACCCTTACACCGTATGTCTTAGGTGCGAGGCTATGGTGATAACTTTACGATACCTACCATTGACTACACCTTACGATGTAGTCTATGCTAAGTATTACTTCTCGTATCTATAGTAATTACCAAGATTACGCTTACGATTGTGTTTGTTAGGTCGCCTAGCATAAGGCATTTTGTCATCGCCTACATACCAATGTGACTTAATCTCATACAATCTTTTCTCTACTTCTTGTTCTGTTTGTCCAAGATGTAGTGTCATAAACTTCATACGCTTATTTTTTGGTATGTTGTTTTTAGCATAAGTCCACATACTTTTGTATCCGTAATGACCACCTTTCACAATACTGTAACTAAAGTCTTTGTTACGGTATTGATTAATGTAATCTTTATCGTGATACAAGTCCCAATAATCTTGCATTAATTTCATAGTTACCCCTTTCGTTATGATACTTAATAAGTATCGTTGTATCCACTATAGCACAACTTGTTTAGTTTGTCAAATATAGTGGACACTACGATAGTTACTTGTTATTTTTGTGATAAAAATTTACTCTACCGTCTATCATACTTTCCCATAGATACTTGACTGTAATATACGCGTCTTTCTCTTGGTTCATATAGATAGGAAAATCCTCTTTTAATAATTCACTAGAAATTATTTTAGGATTTTTAGATGGTGTGTTATATATATCGTGTAATCTCATATACATAATAAGACCATCTCCTTTAGGTACTAACTCCACACAAAGACCTAATAAGTCTTGCGGTTCTAAGTAGTCTATATCTTTTAGTACAATTGGTATTGCTTTCACTATTACCCCTTTCAATATGCTATATAAATAGCTTGTAACACACAACTTCACTTCTTTGGTAACTGTCTTTAGACGTATTGCAATACGTGTTATGTGCTACAAGCTACCTACGGTAGCTGTAAGTTATTCGGGTTCAACCTCGCTACTTTCAGTTTTATCCCACTCGTGATTAATACAATTGTCTGTATTAAATTCAACGGTGTCAAATTCTTCTAGTGCAAGTTCCTCTGCTTTATCCTTACTTTCAGCTTTAATAACAAAGCTAGTATGACTGTAGATATGAACCCAATATTCTTTTTCTTCCATTACTTACCCCTTTCGTTTGTGATACATAAGTATCTATCTACACACCCGAAGATGTGTAGTTAGATAATTATTCTTCCTCATCTAGAGAACATCTGAAGCAAGTTCCGTATTCTACTATGTCGTTAGGTTGAAATAATGCGCACTCTTCACAATCGTAATCTTTAATTGTGTGTTCTTCCCATTCATAACAAATATCTTCGTTACATTTAGGACATTGTAAGACACCTGTTTTTGCGTCTTCCCAAATTTTATCAACTTGTGTTTTATCCATTAATTACCCCTTTTCTGATACTATAAGTATCTATCTAGCTACCGGTGAAGATAGCTAGTTAGATAATTACTTTCTATAATTTTTATTTGTTAGCACCTTATCGCTTTCTGATACTTCAAATGATATTGAACTTACTTGATATCCAAATGGTTGTGCAGTAAAAGTTATATCATTGATAGCTTGTTCATCTGCTATTCTATATGCAACTTCTTCTGAACTTGCTCTAACATATCCTACTTCTTCTAATGTTCTAACTATTTTATAAGTTTTCATTATTACCCCTTTTCTCTTAGAGAGTTTATACCCTCTTAAAACAGGTCAAACCTGTTTTTATATTGTTGGTATGTTAATTACTAAATTACTTTTTAACTCGTCTAACTTCTCATAAAAGGTTGGTGTATCAACTCTTTTTGATTTGTCGTTGTCTATCCAATTAAGGTGTTTTCCTGTTGTGTTTCCCCATAAATTTTCTCTGATAACTAAACCAGTTGATTTATGGTTAAATGCTACAAGGGTTTTATAACTGAAGTAATAATCTACATTGTTTACATCTGTAAACATTAAAGCATTTACTCCATAATTATTGCTTGAGTAATCCCCGTAACTTCCGAAGTTTACTATTTTATGTTCTAGTGTATCCTTATACATTTTGCCTACTTTCTTAAAGTGTCTGACCTGTTTTAAGGGGGTATTTGTTTGGAATATTAGGTCGGGCTTATTACGGCTCCTCGCTCTTATTACTTGTTACAGTCCCCGAGTATCTTTGTTGGCGTTTCCGAGCAGGTTGTCTGTGAGTTTGACTTTGTCTGACTGTCTCTGTTCATCTAGTTTCGTTTCAGTGTTAACCGTTATCCGCTAGAGTCCCAAGTTTCGGGGTCTTTACTTCGTTTTTGCCCCACCCTCTACTTAGAGGTTCTTGGTCAACCACCTCGCCAATTCTCTCAAGGTTTGCCTAATATTCATTTGTCTTTGATTTTTTGGTCTTCTCTGACGCCTCTTTCTTTCTATGTTTTTAATCTTAGCAGATTTTTGTTTTTTGTCAAATCTCTTTGACCTTTTTTTTGTTTAGTCATTGTCCTACATTTATCATCGGATTAACTTAACAATATAACTATACCATAAAGTAATTATTTGTCAAGTCAATTTACAAAATATTTAGATTATTTTTATACATTCAATGTATATTTTTAGGGGGATACTATATCTTGTGTGTGCAGAAACTAATACTAAATATGGTATGGGGTGCTTGTCAAACTACATCTAGTATCCCACATCACCTACACTATATATAGTATATCTCTACAATACCACTACATATAGTGGCACTATATATAGTATGGTCTGTATAGTCGAACAAATGTTCGAATAACTAAATGCATATGTCAATTTGAGGGTGTGTGTTACTTATATGTCACCACTTAATTATTAAGTTACACAAGCTAGTAAATGAACAATAGGTTATACAATTGTTTAACTAATTTTTAGTAATAATCTTTGTTGATTGACTACATTTAGATAAACTGCTTACACAATAATACCTATTGTTATTAATCTGTTTAAGTGTTTCTTTACACTCTGTACATTTCATAATGTACAGATTAGATTAGGGGGTGATTTAAGGTGTAGCGGGCTATATGCTTTATAAGCTATTTTGTGCTATAAAACTTTTCTTTCTTTTGTCCTTGAGTACTGGGTTTGCGTTCCTACAGTATACTTTAAGTATCCCCAGCTTTCTGACTCCCGATGCCAACTTTACTTGTAACAATTTACTCAAAAAGTTTATTTCTATTTGCATAGTATCACAGTCACGATATAATGCAAGTACCTTAAGAAAGTCTTAAGGATTGTGTGTTGGAAACAACAAGCAAGATATAAAATATGAGGCTTGAAGTCATTAGATAATGTGTTCATTGTGACATAAGTTGATATTTCATATCTTTCATAGAACAGTAAATGGACAGACTGTACGAACAAATGAGCCAGATTAATTTCTGGCTTTTTTGTTATCTATATAAAAAAGATGTGTTATGCTAAAAGTATCAACACCTCGTTGATTGTCTTTATTCAAAAAGATGCCCCTTTCTAACCCTGGCTAGTCTAGGGTTATGGTAAACTTTATTTGAAAAGAAAGGAAAGTATGTCTGATATATTTGTACAAGATTGTGAGCAATGCCTACAACCTTTTTATGAGGATTCTTTAATTAACGGTTTGTGTCATACTTGTAATGAAAATGGATTACCAGAGTTAGTTAAGTAATGGACCAATGTAGTATTTGTCAATCTGAAATAGATTTACAAGCAGGAGATATACAAGGAAAGTTTGGAATTACACCTGTTGCTTTTTGTGTATGGTGTTATTCGAGTATAGTAGATATGGTTACGCAAACAACAATGTGTTGGTGTGAAGAAGAATAAAAAAATAATAAATAAATTTTTACAACAGTATTTACCTAAATACAAAATAAAAATAATTGTAAAACGAAAACAATTACAAGATAACTGGGGTGAATTATATATTGATGACCACAATTACAGACCTAGGTCTTTTACTGTTTATATAGATAAAAATATAAATAACAAAAAATATATTGATACATTACTTCACGAATTATGGCACATCTATCAATTTGTTACTGGCACAGTAAAAATTAAACATAATAGAACCTATCACAATAATATTGATGTTACTGATGAACCTGAAGAAGATTTAGAATTTGAACAAGAAGCAGAAAGAATGGAAACAGAATTAAAAAAAATTTTTTAACGACTCTTGTTATTTGAATGATTGACATTTGTTGTTATTTGTGTAAGGTAAATCAAAAGGAGAAGTATGACAGAAATTTACGAAATACAAGGATGGGCTAGTAATCAATTTAGAAATATTACATCTAGTGATTTAGAAGAAGAAATTAAAGAAGCAATTATTAAAGTAGGTTTTGAACCACACGAAGGTCATTACAATAATTATTATATAAAGGCTAATGAAAATGGAATACAGATAGAATTTGAAATGGTAGAGGATGGACACAAAACTACAGCTATGTATGATATGTGTTATAACTCTTTAGCAAAAATGATATTACAACAAGGTAAAAATATAGAAAGGACACACATTGGGTAAATGTTGGATGATAAGTCAATTTGGACTTAGGAAAGAAATTTATTTTAGTTTAGATGAATTAAACAAAAGATTAAAAGATTTTGAGGGTTTACAAGTAGGTAAAGATTATTCTTTATATGAATTTTCTAATGCACAATCACTATCAGATTATTTATTAAATTTACTTAATAATCAATAGGGTCTTGTAAATTATCAGGAGCATTACGACCTTTTATTCTAGGAAATGTTTTTGGTCTATGATTATTACAATATTTAAATTTATTATATTTTGAAATAACTGTAGTACATTCTTTGTGAATACAAACTCTGCCACTACTATATGTAGTAGAGGGTTTGTAATTAGGATATTTATTTCCTTTTATATAATCACTCATTAGTTTAAGTATAGGAGATACAATGCCAGGTAAAGGTTATAAACCAAAAAAAGCTAAGAAAAAAAATAAAAGTTGGAGTAAAGAATAAATGGCTGAATGGCGTGGAATGAAAGTCAAGTTAGACAATCCTACTAGGATTCAAAAAGGCGAACCAGGATATGGTAGAAAGAAATTTAAAGTCTTTGTAATGGATAATGGTAAGGTAAAGAAAGTTATGTTTGGTGACCCAAATATGGAAATCAGAAAAGATAACCCAGCAGCTAGAGCTTCATTTCGTGCCAGACATAAATGTTCTACAGCTAAAGATAAAACAACTGCAAGATATTGGTCTTGCAAAATGTGGTAAATAATGCCGTTTGTTAAAGTAGGACCAAATAAATATAAATCTCCTAGTGGCAGAATATATACTGAAAAACAGGTACAGTTATATTACGCAACGAATGGATTTAAGAGGAAGTAATGGCTAAGGAAAAAAATAGTTTAGTTGGCAATATTAACAAAAGAAAAAAAGCAGGAACAAGTAGGTCGAAAAAAAATTCTACAATCAGTCCTAAAGCATATAAAGCTATGAAAAAAGGTTGGAAAAAAAATTAATAATGCCTAGACCAGCTTGTGCTAGAAATGATTATGCAGGTGAAACTTGTAGAAGACAATCTGTTAAAGGTGGTAAGTATTGCAGTCCAAGTTGTCGTAGAAGAGTAAGCTATTTAAAAAATTTAGAAACTGAGAAAAAAGTTAATAACAAAGGTTCACACGAATCTAAATCAAGAGGATTAAAATATCCTGAATTTGTACAGTACTATGCTGTTGATATTGAAAACAGAAAGAAAACACATCAACAAGTTGCTGCCTTACTAGAAATAGATAGAAGTCAAGTTACAAGAATGTATGCAGCTTATTTAGAAGATAAACAAAATTTTGAAGCACAACAAGATTGGGAGATATCAGAAGATACTGTTAAATCATTAGAAGACTTTAAAGATTTTAGAAATAGATATTTTAAAACTGAAACTGGTGACTTATATGAAACAGCAGACTTTCACGAAAACTGGATAAATCACATTGTTGATGCTATTAAGAATGGTAAACAACAAATGATATTATCTCCACCACGACACGGCAAGACTGATTTACTAACACACTTTGCTGTATGGCAGATTTGTAAAAATCCAAACATAAGAATTATGTGGGTTGGTGGTAATGAAGATATTGCCAAGAATGCTGTAGGTTCAGTACTTGACCATTTAGAAAATAATGAATTACTTAATGAAGAAATAAATGGACCAGGAGTAAAATTTCAACCAAAGATTAGGTCAGGTAAATCTTGGTCATCATCACAATTTACTGTAGGAACTAGAACTGTAACTGGTATCAAATCTCCAACTATGGTTGCTGTAGGTAAAGGTGGAAAGATACTTTCTCGTGACTGTGACTTAATTATTGCAGACGACATTGAAGACCACGGTACAACTATACAACCTAGTGCAAGAGAACAAACAAGACAATGGTGGACAACTACTTTGTCATCTCGTAAAGAGGAACATACTGCTGTAGTTGTTATTGGTTCAAGACAGCATCCTGAAGATTTATATAATTTTCTTTTAGAAAACCCAGAGTTTGAAACCATTGTTGAAGAAGCACATAGTACAGAATGTGTATTGCCCGAAACAGAGATAGAGCAACATCAAGATTGTATGTTATGGGCTAGTAAGAGAACTTACAAATGGTTAATGTCACAAAAAAATAATGCTGATACAACAGGTGGTCGAGCAATATTTGAAATGGTTTATTTAAACAAAGCATTTGTTGATGGCATTACAATGTTTAACTCTGAAGATATAGACCAATGCAGAGATATACATAGAAGAATAGGACACATACCTGCTGGTACACATTTGATTGCTGGACTTGACCCTGCATCTACAGGATTTCAGGCTTGTGTATTATGGGCAGCTAATCCAGATACTGGAGAATTATTTTTAGTTGATATAGAAAACGAAGAAGGTGGTGGCGTAATACAAGCAAGAAAGTCAATTAAGAATTGGTATGATAAATATGGTCTTGCTCATTGGGTAATTGAAGAGAACGGATTTCAAAGGGCAATTAGACAAGATACAGAGTTAAAAGAATATTGTGCAAGATTTGGTATTTACTTAGAAGGACATCAAACTCAAAAAAATAAATTTGACCCAATTTATGGTGTTGGAAGTATGCAACAGCTATTTGAACAAAAGCTAATTAATTTGCCATATGGTGACACAGAAAGCGAAACTAAGAGTAATATATATCGTAGGCAACTAATTTATTTTTCATCTGCTGCTAGTAAAGCAAGTAAGGCGAAAAATTATAAATCAGATGTCGTTATGGCTAGTTGGTTTCCACTAAAAGTTATAAGAAGATTAGGAAAAGAACGATTAGCTGAGGTAGGATTAGATTATAAGCCTAGTTTTGGAGAATGGAATTTAAGCGATATGAACGAAAGCCCTTGGGGATAAGATGACACCAGAAGAAATACAATACGCTATTACACAGTTACACTTTGATAACAATAGTTCATATACAACTAGAGGTCGTATTAGAGCAATTATGAATGGTGGACCTGATGGTATTATGGCTTTACTTGGTGACCAACTTAAAGGTTTCCAAGATTGGCAAGTTCCTGTACCTAACTTAATGATGTCAGGACTTGAACACTTAGCACAAAAGATTGGTCGTATTCCAAACCTCAAAGTAGATGTACCTAATGGTAAAGATTCTGATAGAGCAAGAATGAAAGCAGAAAAGATTAGTCGTATTGTTAATGCTTATGATGAGGTACAAAAATTAGATTTACAAATGCCACAAGTAGGTAGATGGCTACCTGGTTATGGTTTTGCTGTATGGGTTATTAGAGAAAAGAAAGATGCTAATGGAACACCATATCCTATAGCTGAACTTCGTGACCCATATAACTGTTTTCCTGGTTACTTTGGTGCAGACCAACAACCAAAAGAAATGGCAATTATTCGTAGAGTTCCAAAAGAAGCATTAGCTAGAACTTATCCTGAAGCAAAAGATAAGATTATGAAAAGAGAAAAAGATGCTTACCAAACAAACATTCTTGGTGTAGGTAACGCATATGCTTCTGCTTATACAGACCAATACAATGGTTCTTGGGCTAACTCCAATGGAGATGGAGATTTAATTGCAGAATATTATAACTTAGAAGGAACTTATATTTTCCATATGACTTCAGGAACTATTCTTGATTTCATACCTAACCCACTTGATAGTGGTCCAGCATTTGTTATTGGCAAGAAATTTGCATTTGATAGATTGCAAGGACAGTATGACCAAATCATAGGTCTTATGGCTTCAATGGCAAAGATTAATGTGATGTCAATAATAGCTATGGAAGATGCAGTATTTACAGAAA